CGCACACAATCTCATTGAAGAACAGCCTTACAGCAGCGGCAGACGCTCAGCCACTCTCATACACAATCACTGATTTTTATGCAGCAGCGGTGCGCGCCTATCCTGGCCTGCAATTTACTGAATACATAAGGCAACGGGGGTGCGTTCCAAGTGAGCGCACCCCCACACTTACAATAGAGAGGGCAACCGTGGCAAGATTGGTAGCGTCAGATAAAGGCGTAAGAGAGACAGAAGTAAACGGGCGTTTATACAAGCCTGATCGTGGCGGGATCTACAACGTAGACAGCCCAAGTGCAGCAAGAGCAATGAAGGCTGAAGGATTTTTTGAGGCAGCGCTAAACCCAGTGGATCCAAAAGACAGCACACGTGGATTTACTTGCGTAGAATGTGGTTTTGGATCTTGGTTCCGCAAATGCTCGCGTTGCGGTCACACCACTGGTGAAGTACAAATGGACGGGGATTAAAAATGGCTACTGGTATCACGCTTGACACGTTCAATCAAGAAAGTGCTTACCTGACCGTTGCAGAATTCAAAAACGCTCCTACCTCACTGGACATCAACAACCTTGTCTCAGGCGGCACTCAGGGACAACAGGACGCAGAATTGGCAAACGTTATTTTGCGTGCTTCTTCATACTTAGATGAATACCTAAATCAAAACCTAGTAGCAAAGCGATCAACCGAGACTCAAAGAGTGCGCGTGAATAATCAAGGCTACGTAGCACTGCACCCCAACGACAATCCCGTGATTGCTTTGGAGTCATTTTTGTACGGCGCAAGCCCAAACAACCTTTCAACTTTGACGGATCCTTCACAATGCTGGTTTGAGCCTCAGCAGGTATTGGTGCCGCTATCGCAAATGGCCGCAACCTATTCCAGCGCTGGCCCACTTTCATTTGGATCCTCAGCGCCAGGCCAGCAATTATTTACTCAGTACACCTACGTTGCAGGATTTGTCAATACAACAATAGTTACCGCCACTGCTGCTGCAACTTCATTGACCGTGGCAAGCGGATTAGGAATACTGGCAGGCGGTAGATTACGGATTTATGACGGCGTGAGCAGCGAGATTGTGACGGTTGCTTCAACCTACACATACGGATCTACCACTGTTCCCTTGACGTCTGGGCTGGGTTTTACGCACTCTGCGGGCGTTGCCATAGGAAACCTACCTAATGCCGTAAAACAGGCTGCAATCCAGGCTACAACGGCTTTCTTGCGTATCCGTGGAGACAAGTCAAACACTATGAACATCACCACGCGCGCGCAGGGTAGCGACATAAGCGGTGAAACAAGATTTGGCTCAGACCTTGCATTGGCGCGTGAAATGGTCAATTTGTACCGCAGGATACGATAATGGCAGGGCGCACAGGCGTACGCGCGACAATTTATTCATTTTTATCGTCACCTCAAATTACCAACCTCAACCAGATCTTTGTTTCATTTCCCAAGCGGATTGATTTCAACGTAAACACCACGGCTGGATCCGACTCACGTGCTGCTGCAGTGATCTTCATTGCGTCTGAGACTGAGAGCCGCATTGCCATAGGCGGTTCAACCAACGGCATCAAGCGCATTGATTACACAATCATACTTCAGATCTACCAGCACTCATTTGTGCGAAACGCAGAAGACGCAATGACGGATTTTGATACGCTTATAGACGCTATCAAAACACGTCTACGTTCAGATCACCGATTTGGGGATACAAACGGCACTTTGGTTTGGCAGGGCGCTGAACCGCGTATCACTACGCGTTACGGTGAGCCTTCAACGGCTGAAGAAGGCCTAACAGAAACGTATGCTGAGGTAGAATTTGAAGTCACAGAAATGATCCACGCATAAGGAGAAACAAATGAAGTACAAGTACACAGGAACAGACTCACGCGTGTTTCCTACGTTGGGGATCATCGTGAAGCCAGGTGAAGAATTTGAAGCACCTGACAACTTAGACGTGCCTAATGTAGTACCAGCAGGCGCAAACAAATCAACACCAGCAACGTCTGCAGCGTCAGACTCAACATTAGGAGCGTGAAATGTCAGTACAAAATAGCGTACGCAGTTTTATAGGTATCGCAAAAGAGACAACAAAGGGTACAGCAGTAGTACCAACCGATTATTTACTTGTTATGAGCGATAGCGTCAAGCCAGTAGACGTGATTGATCCACTCTACGACAAGGGACTACGTGGAGCATTGGTAGATAGTTACAACTATATTCCAGGGCGCACACGTTCAACTTTTGATTTCAGTTCAGCAGGGTTTCCTGACGGGATTGGATACGCACTAACAGGCTTACTTGGCGCTTGCGCAACAACAGGAGCCTCAGCACCTTTCACGCACACAATCTCATTGAAGAACAGCCTTACAGCAGCGGCAGACGCTCAGCCACTCTCATACACAATCACTGATTTTTATGCAGCAGCGGTGCGCGCCTATCCTGGCCTGCAATTTACTGATTTCTCATTGAAGTTCAATGCTGACGGATTGTTGGAGTATGACGCAAAGACAACAGGATTTGCTTCAGGATCAGCCTCAACCCCAACGCCTACTTTCAGCACAATCTTGCCAACACCAGTTTGGACAGGTACAGTGTCAATTGGTGGATCTCCAGTATCAACAGCAGTGTCAGGCAACATTGATATGAAGCGTCCAGTGACGCCTATTTACGGTATTGCTAACACTCAAAACCCTTACTCAGTGTTTGTGGGCGCGTTGGAGACAACAGGCAAGTTTACTTTCGTAATGGAAGACAATACTGAACTCACACGCTTCCTCACCAACACTCAGCCAGCAATTGTGCTGAACTGGAGTCAAGGCGCAAGTGCAGCGCTCACTCAGATCCAAGCCACAATCACAAAGGGCGCTTACACAGCAGCAGTGATTGAGCGCGGTTCAGATTACGTGCAAGTCACCATTGACCTCAACGCTCAGGGTAATACCACTGACGCTGGAGCCAGCGGTGGATTTGGTAATATCAAGTGGGAACTCAAAAACGCAAAAGCATCAGGTACGTACATCTAAATAGATCCAAGCATTGGGGCGGTCAGGTTGATCGTTGAATTGCCTTCCAGCGATCCCGCGCCCCAATGCCCTATCTAGTACAATAAAATGAAGGCAAACCAACAATGGAGGCACAAATGTCTAAGAAAATATCATTACCGTCAGGCGCAACAGTAACTTTCAAAGATCCCAATTCACTACGTATCAAAGACCGCAAAAAGGTTATGCGCGTGACAGATGAGGCTGAGGGTGGGGATCTATCCAAAGCAATGGCGCTAACAGACGCGCTATTGGCAATGCTGATTGAGGATTGGTCATTTGATTTGATTATCCCGTCAGTCAAGGTAGACACACTGGGCGAACTCACAATGGAAGATTACGATTTTCTAGTTGAAGAAACAAAAGACGCGCAAAAGTCTCTGTTCCCAAAATTGGGTCAAACAGAAGAGACTGAGGCAGACCCAAAAGCCCCTACCGACAACTTGAACGCCTAAAATGGGTAATCAAGGGGGGTCAAAGGCACGCTGATTTTGTCTACCCAGATGAGCAATGGTTTTACTTCCAATTTGCTGATCGGTTTGGTTGGACACCTGACCAAGTAGACGATTTACCTGCTGGTACGGCTGATTGGCTTATTTCAATTGCTGCAACGGTGGAGAGAGCAAAAGCAGAAAGGGCAGATGAGTAATGGGCGCAGTAGTCATACGAAATCTTGCTGAAGTTTTGGCTGGCCTAGAGGTTCAAGAAGATAGAATTGAACAGGCTGCTCAATCCGCTATTGCCACGGCTGGTTTTGCTATTCAACGTCAAGCGCAAATCAACGCCAACACGGGAACTCACTCCAAAAAAACTGGACACATATCTGGCACTGGGCCTGGACCAAACGTAGTCACAGGTGCATTACGCAGATCTATACGCACTGACGTCAAATACGGTTTTGGTAATTATATTGCGGTTGTCGGAGCAAGCACAGAGTACGCTAGGGCTGTTGAATTAGGCTCACCGCGTTGGAAGAGTGGAGTAAAATACCCTTACCTAGCGCCTGCTGCTACTCAACTGATCCTTAACGGATCTTTGAATAGGATCTTTACAGCAGCATTTATTAAAGCAGTGAAGGGATAGCAATGAGCAACGCAATCCCGCCAATTCTGGTTCAAATTGCCGCAGACGTATCTCAACTCAAAGCAGGGCTGGCTCAGGCCCAATCAAGCATTAAAGGTATGGATAGCAGTGTTCAAACCGCCAATACAGGTATGCAAAATATGCTTGCAAGCGCCAAAAAAATGGCGGGGACAATCGGCGTTGCGTTTGCTGCAACTCAGGTAGTTCAATTTGGCAAAGACGTAGTTATGTCTGCGTCAAGTATGGCTGAGTCTGTATCAAAGGTCAATGTTGTATTTGGCGAGAGCGCAGAAGCGGTTTTTAAGTTTGGTGACGCTGCTGCAAAGAATATGGGTATGTCTAATCAGGCCGCAATTGAAGCAGCAGGAACTTACGGCAACTTATTTCAGGCGTTTGGAATTGGGCAAGGCAAGGCAAATGAAATGTCTACCACGCTGGTTCAACTTGCTGCTGACTTAGGATCTTTCAATAACACGTCTACTGAAGAAGCAATCAACGCATTGCGTTCAGGACTATCGGGTGAGACTGAGCCGCTAAAACGATTTGGTGTGGCAATAAACGAAACAACACTCAAAGCAAAAGCGCTTGAAATGGGATTTGGCGCAATCAAGGGCGCAATGGATCCTGCAATGAAGGCCCAGGTAACGTATGCGCTGGTAATGGAGCAGACCAAACTTGCGCAAGGCGATTACGCGCGCACAGCAGACGGCACAGCCAACACAATGAAAACCCTCAGCGCTCAGTTTGCTGACGCCAAGGTAGCCATAGGCGATATTCTTTTGCCAGCGTTCAATGCGTTGCTAAGCGTGTTCAAGGTTGCTATACCAATCCTTAAAAGTTTGGCCGATTTTGTTAAAAGGAACAAGGATCTATTTGGGGCGCTGGCTATCGGCGTGGGCGTTGCTGCAACCGCATTTGTTGTTTACAAGGCCGTAATTATTGCCTCAACCACCGCCACAAAGTTATTTGCAGTAGCACAGGTGATTATGAAGGGCGGTCAATTAGCGTCTATCGCCTCAACCAACACCCTTGCAGCGTCAATGCTCAAACTCAATGCCGCTATGAGAAATAATCCTATTGGCCTAATTGTCACTGGTATTGCCTTGTTGATTGCAGGGTTTGTGCTTGCTTACAAAAAGTCTGAGACGTTCAGAAATATCGTTGGCACTGTTGCAAAGGCTGTATTGACCTACGTAGCATTTATGATCCGTGCTTGGGGCGATATGATTACTACTATTATGAAAGTGGTCACTGGACCACTCAGACTGTTTTTAACGGTTATGTCCAAGTTGCCTGGCGTTGGCGGTGCAGCAAAATCTGGATTGAAAATGATTGACGGCGCAATTGAAGGTGTTGGCGATTTTGCTGAGAAAACTGCACTGAAGATTGAAGGTTTGAAAGGCAAGGTAGATGAATTTACCAAATCTGCAAATGAGTCTGCCAAAGCGGGTAAGGATAAAGGCGGCAAGGGCGGCAAGGGTGGCAAGGGTGACAAAGAGGATCCACCTGGGCTAACTGCTGAACAAATTGCTACTGCCAAAAAGAGGGCTGAGGACATTAAGAAAACTTTGAAAGATGTGGCTGAAGTCTATAAAGATATGAACAAGGTCATTGCAGACTCACAGGAAAGAGTGGCTGAGGCTACCGAGAGACGTGATGAAGGGATTGCCAAGGCCAACAAAAAATACAAAGAAGAGATTGAAAAGGCCAACAAGCAATTTAACGAGACTATTGCCAAAGAGGATAAGAGACTACTTGAGGCTACTGCTGCTGCGTACAAGCGCAACAAAGAGCAACTGGAGTCAATCAACAAGGATTACGCTAAGCGCACTACTGACATTGAAGAGAAACTTCAAGAGACTATTGCCAATGTGCGTCAAAAGGCTGCTGATAAATCTGCTGACCTTATGCAAAAGGCTGCTGACAAGCAACAGGACATAATCCAAAAGTCAATGGATCGTTTGCGCAATGCCTTCAGTTCAAAAACAGGCTTCAGTCTGGTAGACGCGTTTGGCAAAGAGGGTGCAACGGGCGAACAACTACTTTCTTCACTAACGTCACAAATAAACGCAAGCAAAAACCTGGCTGAAAAAGCGGCTTTTTTGCAGGCTAACGGGTTCAGCCAGACCTTTATTGAACAAGTTGTGAGCGCTGGGCCAGAGGTAGGCAATGAACTGGCAGACTCAATCCTTAACGCCTCACCTGAAACAATACAAGCGCTTAACGCGTCATTTATTGAAATGGAAAAGGTGTCAGATCACGGGCTTGACGCATTAGCCAAATCTATGAACACAGGGGCAAACCTAGCAACAGAGGAACTGCGCACTGCTTACGCTGAGGTTGCAGTGGATCTCAAAGCGTCACTGGCTGAAGTAAACGTAGAAATGACCAAGTCTCTGGCTGAAGCAAATGAAAATTACAGCAAAGCAATGGCTGAGGCTAAGACTATCCGTGATGAAAAATTGGCTGAGGCCGCAAAAGATCTTATGGAGTCGCTGGCTGAAGCAGACAAGAATTACAAAGAGGCTGTTGCTGAAGCGCAAAAATCATTAAAAGAAGCACTGGCTGAGTCTGCTGTAAACTTGACAGACGCGCTTGCTGACGTGCAGAAAACCTACAATGAAGCGCTGGACGATATTGCCAAGGACACAAAAGAAAAGATTGACGCGCTCAAAGAGAAATTAACAGAGTTAGCGGCAACACTGAAAGAATTAGGAGCAAAGCAGGCTGCAATAGATATTCTCAAAAACGCGCCTACATATACGCCTGAAACTGGAGTAATTGAAAAGCCTGTTGTTGTGACCCCTGACGTGTACGCAAGAGGTGGCAGAATTGACTCAGCAGGTAACTACAATGCGTACAATCCTGAAATGGCGTTGGCAATGGGCGGTGGGCGCGGTGCAATTACAGTCAATCAAAACATCTCCTATCCAAATGCCAGCGCAAACGATATTTCAGACAAAACCTTATCGGCAATTAAATTTGGCACGGCGGTAAGTCCATAATGCCAATTCTTACAAATAGTTACTCATTCTCTTTTGCTGGGATTACCTTTGGTGGCGCTGGATCTCCCTATCAGATCCTGTCTGTTGAAGGCTTAGAGGGTTTGCCTGGGATCCGCAATCAAGATGATGACCGTGGCTACGCTGACGGTATGTTTTCAGGGCGCGATTTTCTAGCAGGGCGCTCAATCTCAATCACTTTTCAGACTTTTGGATCAGGTGCAACCTCAGCACAGACCAACTTCAACACAATTCAAGCCAAGTTGCTGCCTCAGACTTCAGGCACAACACCTTTGTATTTTATCTTGCCACCTTCAGGAGAACAGTTTGTCAATGCCCGTGTTCGCGTGTTGCGCACCTCAGTAGATCCTGATTATACCTACGGTATGATTACGTCTCAGGTTGAGTTTTTTTGCCCTGATCCAAATTACTATGACTCAACGCTGCAAACTGCTGCAATGGTGGTATCGGATCCACCAGGGCGCACCTACAATCGCACGTACAATCTAGTTTACGGCTCAGGATCTTACGCAACCACAACCAACATCGTAAATAACGGCTGGGCTACGACCTATCCAACAGTCACACTCACTGGGCCAATCACCAACCCCACGCTGGGCAACGTCACCACAGGCGATTATTTATTGTTGTCAGGCACTTTTGCTAACACAGATACTTTGGTCATTGACTTGTACAATAAACTGATCACCCTCAACGGGGTATCTGCCCGTAATCTATTGTCCACAGGCACTTGGTTTGACGCACCACCAGGCACTTCGCAGTATTATTTGACAGGATCTTTTACCACTGCTTTACTCACTACGGCAACCGTAGCGTGGTACAGCGCATACATCTAGGAGAAAACAATGGCATTACGTACACCACCCAGTTGGTTGCAAAACGGATCCCACCCAGCCGAAAATGACCGCCTATCAATGCAGTCAATTATTGCTACAACAGGAATTATCGGCACGTCTTCTCTGGCTGTATCGCAAGCAGGAACCCCAGGAATGGCGGTTCAAGTTGCAGCAGGTTGGGGCGCAATAGTAGGTAACTTCACAACCAATATGGGCGTGTACCAATTTTACAATGACGCAGCAACTCAACTATCGGTGACGGCTGCGGATCCGACCAACCCAAGAATTGATAAAGTTGTTGTAACTGTGAACGATAGTTACTACGCAGGCGCAACCAACAATGTAACTTTTACTGTTGTGGCAGGAACGCCTGCGGGATCTCCTGTTGCACCAGCCACGCCTACCAACTCACTTTCATTAGCCACTATTGCGGTTGCAGCAGGAGCAACGTCAATTCTCAACGCCAATATAACTGACACACGCGTAAGTGTCACCACAAATCTTCCTGTTGGCGATATAACTGAGGTTCAAGGTGGCACGGGAATTACCGTCACAAGCGGTACTGGCCCAATTCCTTCTGTCGCTATCAATTCATCTGTTGTAACTTTAACTGGCACTCAAACCCTCACTAACAAAACTTTAACCACACCAATTATTTCTTCAATTAGCAATACTGGAACGATCACACTACCTACCAGCACAGACACTTTAGTGGGGCTTGCAACAACCGATACGCTCACAAATAAAACTTTAACCAGCCCAACAACAAACACGGCTACGCACAATAACTCACTGTTGAAATCGCCAGAAGAGCGTTACACAATATCGGCTACTGCTGCAACTGGAACTGTGGCTTTTGATACGCAAACCCAAGGAGTGCTTTATTACACATCAAACGCCTCAGCCAACTTCACGCTTAATTTTACAAATGTGAATTCAAACCTTGCAACAGGCGACTCAATCTCCTGCGTATTCCTGAATACAAACGGCGCTACGGCTTATTATCCAACGGTATTTCAAGTTGATAGCGTTGCAGTAACTCCAAAGTGGTCGGGCGGTACTGCACCAGCCGCAGGTAACGCAAGCGCTATTGACGCATATTCTTTCACTATAATTAAAACGGCAGCATCAACCTTTACGGTGCTTGCAGGTGGGGCGGTGAAGTTCGCGTGAGTCCATTACTAACAGGATTTCCATTCTCAGCAGGTGGATTACCAAAAGCAACGGTAACTGGTACGACAGGTTCACCAACAGTTGATACAACTTCACGCCCAGGTAAAACAATTTACAAGTTTACGGGTTCAGGATCAATCACAATCGGAGTTGCTGGTTCTTGTGAGTATCTAGTTATCGGCGGTGGTTGTAACAACGGCGCAGGCGGCTTGATCTACAACACATCAGCAGTCCTGCCAGCAGGAACTTTGACGGTGACGGTTGGAGCAGGTGCAAGTGGTGGTGCAACCGCAGGTGGGGCTACAGGTGGAAATCCATCGCAGATTAAAGATATTGTGGCGCTTGCTGGCGGCGTTGTTGACTTCTCATCATCAAGCGGCACTTATTCTGTAGGTGGCGGCACGGGTGGTGGTTCAAACGCAACATCCACAACAAGATCTGCAAATAAATATCGGTATGTGGTAGTCACTAATCACTACCCTTCGCTGGGTTTATTATTGCTGTGGATCCGCTCCACGTAATTATACCTTCACATTGAAAATAATGAAATTTACCCACAAAGGTTTTGCAAGGCACATTTATCTCTAACTCTGTGGCGGATCTATGAGAGATCATTTGAGTCCGATCTTTATTTGTTTCACTCACCACCCAAGGCGTCTCAGGCGTTGCTTTGCAGAAATTCAAATAATAAAAAGGCACTCACACTACTTCCTCTGTTGATGTTAAAGGTGGTACGGGTTTAAACTCTTGCCCGTCCCAAAGATAACCAGGGTTTGCGAACTGACCCCGAAAGTTGCCATTGTAAGATGTCTGCACCCACTCGCCACCGAGTAAGTCCTTGCAGAAAGCCGCGCCGATCGACTCTCGTTCTTGTCCGTCCTCGTCAAGCAGGACCGCATTCGCGACCACGATGACTTCGGAGACGATTCCGTTCTCTACTCTTGCGAAGTGTGCCATTCCCTTATCCTATCACTACGACGACGAAGCCTGAGCCGCCTGCGTTGGTTGATGAGTTTGAGCCAGTTGTTGAACCGCCAGAGCCTGTGTTTGCACCGCCTGCCGCGTTTGGTGTTCCCATCGTGGTCGTACCAAAGCCACCGCCGCCTGCTGCGTATGTAACCGATGTGCCAGTGATCGAGTTGGCCGAACCTGCTCCGCCTGCTCCGCCCGTAGTCGCGTTCGGTGCATTTCCACCGACTCCCCCTGCGCCCCCACCGCCGCCAGATGCCGATGACGCCATTACGCCAGTGAAACCGTTGCCGCCGTTGTTCCCTTGCGCGCCTGAAAGCGCTGCTGCGATGTTTGTTCCCGTTTGCCTTCCGCCACCCGATGAACCGCCTCGGTAGAAGCCTACATCGACAAGGCACAGCGCGCGCTTGGCATCACAGACGACGAGCTTCGTCCAGCCTTCGCGAAGCTTGCAGGCGTAACAGGCAACGTCGGCCACGCTCAGGCTCTGCTCGGTCTTTCGATGGACGTGTCGGCTGGCGCCTCTGTCGATATGGCAGCCGCAACCAACGCAGTCATCAAAGCGACTCAGGGCAACTTCAAAGCCCTGCGTGCTATGGGCGTGCAGATCGACGCCACCACCATCAAGACCAAGGACGTGGACGCGGCGCTCAAGGCTGCCGCAAAGACTTTCGGCGGCGCAGCCGCCACCAGAGCCGAGACCTTCGAGTATCGTATGAAGCGAGTCGGCATCGCATTCGGTGAAGCCAAGGAGACCCTCGGTGTCGCGTTAATGCCGACGATCGAGTCTTTCTTCCAACTGCTGACCCAGAAGGTCATTCCAGCGGTGCAGAAGTTCGTCAGCGAGAACGGCGACAAGCTGGTCGTGGCTTTCCAGACCGCGATCAAAGCGATCTTCGGCTTTGCGATGGTTCTTTACAAGACATTCGACTTCGTAGCCAGGAACAAGGACATCTTTGTCGCTCTTGGCGCGATATTCGCAGCCACATTCGTAGCCAGCAAAGTGATCGCATTCGTTACAGCGGTGCAGGCGCTGGTCAAGGCCTACCAAGCGATCAGAGCTGCAGCACTCGCAGCAGCAGGAGCACAGGCGGCAGCAACTGGCGGCCTCTCTGTCGCTGCAGCAGCAGCAGGCATCGCCGCATTCACGCTCACGCTCGGCGGTCTATACTTGGCTGTCAACAAAGCAAACGCCGAAATGGACAAGGCGGCCAAGAAGGTTGACGGCCTAGAGTTCTCATTTGACGGCTTAGACAAGACCACCACCGACTTCCTGTCCTCTCTCAAGGATATGAACATCGACCTCAAGACTGGCACCTCTGCGACTGCCAAGCTCACCGCAGAGCAGCTCAAGCTGGTCAGAACTCAGGCGACCCTAGCTGCGCTTAAGAAGCTCGGAGTCAAGCCGACGACCGAGACCGACCCGATTCAACTTGAAGCGGCTCGACTCAACCTGGTCAGGCAGGGCGCCTCGGCAGAGCAAGAGCGCGTCGCACAGATTCTTGCCTCGTACACGGCGCAGCTCAAAGCCAACGAAACGCTCCAGCGCTACGCAGATCTGCTGCTGGTCGTTCAAGACAGCAAGGTCACGTCCGAAGAGGTCGCTGTCCTCGCTGGCAAGTGGGGCGTCTCGAAGGAGGCCGTGACGGTCTATATCGCGGCGGTCTATGCAGTTAACGACGGCAAGATCTCAACCGCCGAGGTGGAGAAGCTCGCTGGTCAGTGGGGCGTCACCAAGGAGCAAGCAGCTCTTTATCTCGACTTCTTCCAGGCACTCAATGACGGCAAGCTCGACGCGTCAGAGATCTCGAAGCTTCAGGGCCAGTGGGGGCTTACCAATGCGCAAGTGGTGGAGTACGCCAAGCAGATCACCGCTGGCGTCACGCCTTCGACTCTTTGGCCAACCCCTGGCAACTCGGCACGCGACTCTTGGGTCGGCGCACTCGCCGCTCTTAACGCCTACATCGCAGCCCAGAAGGTGCCGATCGCTTTGCCGACCCCAGTCCTTGACGAGACAGCAAAGACAGCGGCCGAAATAAAGGCCCTGATCGACGCTCGAAAGGGTATGCCGATCTCGGGGCCCTATGACCCTCGCGTTTTATATGGCGGCGGCACGGGCGCAGGCGGCAGAACAGCCAGCGACGGCTCCGTCTCGTACTTTGACCCAGAGAGGCTCGGTATGACTTCGGGCGGCACGATACCGAAGCTCGGCAGCGGCGGCATCGTCACCAGTCCAACGATCGCGATGATCGGTGAGTCTGGACCAGAAGCAGTCGTGCCTCTGGGCAGCGGCGGCTTTGGCGGCTCCATCACCATCAACGTCCAGGGCTCGGTGATCTCAGAGGGCGACCTAGTCGCGCAGATCAGAAACGCGATTCTGCAAG